GGTCATAAAGATATGGCTGAAATTATAAGGAGATTATAATGGCGATAACGCAAGCAATGTGTACATCATTTAAAAAAGAACTTTTAGAGGGTGTGCATAATTTTAAAAACTCAGGTGGTAATGATTTTAAACTAGCACTTTATACAAGTTCAGCTAGCTTAGACGCTTCTACCACAGCATACACTACTTCTAATGAAGCTAGTGGTACGAACTATACAGCTAAAGGAGCTTCTCTAACTAGAGTTGATCCCTCTACTTCTAGCACTACAGCACTTACAGATTTTGCTGATTTAACTTTTAGTAATGCAAGTGTTACAGCTAGAGGCTGTTTAATATTTAATGACACTGCTTCAGGAGATCCTGCAGTTTGTGTTTTAGATTTTGGAGCAGATAAAACTTCTACTGCTGGAGATTTTACAATACAGTTTCCTACAGCAGACGCTTCAAATGCAATAATTAGAATAGCTTAACTATGGCAATAATTAATGGTTGGGGTAGAGGCACTTGGGGAGAAGGTGCTTGGAGTAATCCTTTACCAGTTGATGTTACTGGAGTTGCTGGTACATCAGCTTTAGGAAACGAATCAGTTTCTATAAGCACTGTTTCAGGTGTTAGTGCAGTAGTTGCTACATCTGGTTTAGGTGATGAATCAGTTACAGCAACAGCTAATGTAGCAGTTACAGGACTAGTTGGAACTTCAGCACTAGGTAATGAATCATTAATTACAAATAACAATTTATCAGTTACAGGTTTTGCTGGAACAACATCATTAGGGGATGAAACAGTAACTGCAGACGCTAATTCTTCTATAACAACATTAGACGCATTAGCTCTAAGTTTAGGTGGAGTAAATGTTTGGGGAGCAATAGATACTTCACAAACACCAAATTATAGTAATATAAGTACATCTCAAACGCCTGATTGGCAAGAGGTGGCATAACAAAGGAAAATTATGGCAACGTATGTAAACAATTTAAGATTAAAAGAAATAGCTACAGGTGATGAAGCTGGAACATGGGGTACTTCTACTAATACAAATTTAGAATTAGTTGGAGAGGGTTTAGGTTTTGGTACTGAGGCTATTACAACAAATGCAGATACTCATGCTTCTACTGTAGCTGATGGTTCAGCAGATGAAGCTAGAGCTATGTACATTAAATATACAGGCACATTAGACAGTGCTTGTACTATAACAATAGGACCAAATACATTAAAGAGAGTTCATTTTATAGAGAATGGTACGTCAGGTAGTCAAAACATAATAATAAAACAAGGTTCTGGATCTACAGTAACTATTGGTCCAGGAGATGTTAAGGTAGTTTATCTAGATGGTGCAGGCTCAGGTGCAGCAGTAAATGACGCTTTTGCAAGTTTATCAACAGTAGATTTAAAAGTTAGTGATGATTTGACAGTTACAGATGACGCTTCTGTAGGTGGCGACTTATTAGTAAGTGGTGAAGTGCAAACAGCAAATATAGGTTTTACAGATGGAGATAACGCTATCACAATAGCTGATGGCGGAGGTATAACAGCAGCAGCTGGTATTACATCAACAGCTGCTTCAAATACTTTTGGAGCTACATCTTTTAATGACGCAAATATTACTAACGTTGGCGATATTGCTTTAGATAGTCTATCAGCAGATGGATCTAGTATTTCAATAGCAAGTCCTGTAGTAATAAATGGCTCAACACCAACTTTAACTATAGGTGACGCAGGTGAAGAAGATACAAAATTAGTTTTTGATGGTAATGCTCAGGATTTTTATATTGGTTTAGATGATTCGGCAGATGATCTTTTAATAGGTAATGGTAGCACTGTAGGTTCTAATGTAGCTATTGGTGTTAATGAAAGCCAAGTTGTGCAATTTAATGGAGCTTATACTTTCCCAACATCAGATGGTAGTGCTGATCAAGTATTAAAAACTAATGGTAGTGGAGCTTTATCTTTTGGCACTGTATCTGCTGGCACACCAACATCAATAGCTGACGCTGATGGTGACACTAAAGTTCAATGTGAGGAATCCTCTGACGAAGATAAAATCAGATTTGATACAGGTGGTTCAGAAACAGCGTCTATAATTAGTACAGGTTTGCTTGTCGGTGGTGGATTTAGTGGTGGTATGTTTGAAAATGAAGCTTGTAATATTAGAAAATCAGGTAGTAATGATGACGCAGTTTTAGCCTTAGATTCAGATACAGGTGACGCTTCTTTTTATAGATTTATAAGATTCTACAGAAAAAATACTAATTCTAGTTTAGCTAAACTTGATTATGACCTTTCAGGAGATTCTATTTCATTAGCAGTAGAATCTGATGAAAGATACAAAACAATTACAGGACCTGCTGATGGTTGGAATTTAATTTCTAAACTAGAGCCAATAAAATATACAAGACCATCTGAGGGTGTAACTAATGGATGTGGTTTTGGAGCACAATCTTATAAGCAAGCTTTTGATGATATAGGAGAGTATGCAAGAGGTGTCACAGAGGGTTCTGATACAGAAAAGTGGATGTTAGATTATTCAGTACTAGTGCCAAACTTAGTAAAAACTATACAAGAGCTAGAGGCTAGAATAGCTACATTAGAAGGTAGTTAAGATATGGATGAACAAAAATTTTATGCAAATGTTTTACAGCTAATAGATGTTTCTGTAAGAAGAGGAGCTTGGGAAGGTACAGAGCTAGCTTTGTTGGCACAAATTAGAGAAGAGGTAGTTATAAAATTAAAGAATTGGTCAAATGGTATAGATGTTCCAGAAAGTTCAAAAGAATTATCTGAAAAAAATAAAAATGAAAAAAGTTAGTTCTATGGAAAAAATTATTTCACATGAAAAAGAATGTGCTATTCGTTATGAAAATATAGAAAAGCGTCTAGAAGATGGTTCTAAAAGGTTTGATAGACTAGAACTTATGTTGTGGGGAGTATATCCTTTTATTGTAGGAGCATTAGTAGTAAGTAGGTATTTATCATGAGTAGAGCAAAAAAAGTTATATCAAGAGTTGTAGGCAAGCTTAAAAAGGCTAGCAAGGCTCATGCTAATCAAGCAAAAAGTTTAGAATCTTTAAATTTTAAAAAAGGTGGTAAAACTAAAAAAAGCAAAAGCAGAGTTAATGAAGCTGGTAATTACACAAAACCTGGTATGAGAAAAAGATTATTTAATAAAATTAAAGCAGGCGGTAAAGGTGGTAATCCTGGTCAATGGTCTGCAAGAAAAGCACAGATGTTAGCAAAACAATACAAGGCTGCAGGTGGCGGTTACAAATAGTATATTCATTGATGATTTAGAAATACCAAAATCTAATCATCCAAATATAAAAAAATTAAAAAATGCTTGTAATGATCATACAGATCATGGCAATAAAGTATGGAACTCTAGTTTAGTTTTAATAGACGCAATTAAAGATTTAAATATAAGATTTCATGACAATAATCTTGTTTTAGATTTAGGTTGCGGTTGGGGTGTTTTAAGTTCTTATTTAGCTTTAAATGGAGCAAATGTAGTAGGAGTTGATAAAGATCCTAACGTAGAACCATATTTTAAGTGTGTAGCAGATATAAATAATGTAAGTACTTTATTTTTATGTGATGATTTTTTTAAAAAAGATTTTGAAATAGACTACGATTATTTTATAGCTTGTGATGTTTGTTTTTGGAAAAAACATATTAAACAGTGGAAAAAGTTTATTAAAAGAGTTGTCAAAGATGGTAAACAATTATTAATGTGTGATCCTGGTAGAGAAAGTTTTTGGGAACTGCTTAAAATATGTGATGTGCCACACATAGTAGAAAGGCATTATATTAGTAAACCTAGAAAAACAGATTCTTACATAGTTATTTTTGGAGAATAATATGGCACTTAAAAAAACACAAAAAAGTTTAAAAACATGGACAGGTCAAGATTGGACTACAGCTAGTGGTAAAAAGTCATCTGAAACAGGTGAAGTTTATGCTCCTAGAAAACAAATAGAAAGATTAAAATCTACTGCAAAAGGCAGAAGAAAATTAGCTGCAGCTAATAGAAAAAAGAGAGAGGCAACTAGAAAAGGCAAACAACACGCTAGACATGGTTTGCATAAAGGTAAAAGAAGATAATGTATGAATATAAGTTTAAATTAGATAGAGTTGTTGATGGCGATACTATAGATGTAGTTATAGATTTAGGTTTTTCTATTCTACATAAATGTAGAGTACGCTTATTTGGTATTGATACTCCAGAATCTAGAACTAGAGATTTAGATGAAAAAGCTAGAGGTAAACTTGCAAAAGACTTTTTATCTTTTTGTTTAGCTTCATCTGATGAACACATTATAAAAACTAGCGTAGATAGTAAAGGTAAATTTGGTAGAGTTCTTGGAACTATATATTGTGGTGAAAGTAATATTAACCAGTTAATGATTGATAAACATCATGCAGTTGAATATAGAGGTCAAAGTAAAGATGAAATTGCTGCTGAACATTTAGCTAATAGACAAATCTTGATTGACCAAGAAATATACATACCAAATAAATAAACATATAATCAAAAAATGATAGGAGGTAATGATGTTAGAATTTTTTGAATATTTAATAAGATGGGTACAGGTTGTACCTTGGCTTGTTATGGTTGCATCTGTGATAGCAGCTTGCACCGACACTCCTAAAGATGATGCTGTAATAAAAAAATATTACAGATTTATAGATTGGCTAGCTTTTAATATAGGTAAAGCTAAGGACAAGTAAATGCACGAAGACGGAAGATTTAGAGGCGATATGGACAGAAATGAGGTCGAGATGGACCTTAAGAAGTTCATGGCTATGGTGGAAGAGATAGGTGCTTTAAAAGATAAAATTAGAGATTTAGAGGATAAACGTAATGTTAACCCTCATCAAAAATGGATACATCTTGCGAGAGCTATAGACTCATGGCGTATTTTTCCTAGAGCTTTTTTAAGCGTCTATATTTTTCTATTGTATTATTCTACTATGTGGTTTATGGCTCTCGAAGAACCATCATTTGAACAATCAGGCTTAATATCAATAATAGTAGGAGCAGGTGCAGCATGGTTTGGTTTATATG